CTGCATCAAAGAGAGAATAGAGCAGAGGAAGGAGCGTGAAGGGAATGGAAGTGCTGGGAATGCTGGCAGCAGCAATATGGTGGTTCATTAAAGCACTGGCAATGATAGTTTTGTTAGGCGTTGCACTGGGGGTTGCTCTTCTGGTGCTGATAGTTGCCAGGGAAGTTGCATGGGTAATTCGACAGGGAAATAAAGAAAAAATGGGAATGGAGGAAGACGAAGAATGAAAGAAGCAAGATTTGAAGCAGTATGCCCGGTGGAAATCGGTGATAAAGTGATTTTAGTTGATGGCAGCAGGATGGCAGCGGGGAACATTCCGCAGGGAAGGTTATTTGTCTTTGAAGGACCGAAGGAACACACCATAACAGATATTGCTGCGGTTCACTATGTAAAGTCTGGAACAGTGCAGTTCATGTATGAACTGGATGGAAATGGAAAGTACACCCATATAGAGTTTTAAAGTATATACTTACGCAAGTATACATATTTCACAAATATACTTGCGTAAGATTGTTTATTCTGCCGATTGCAAATATACTTGCGCAAGTATATAATGAAATCATCAAAGGAACACAGAATAAACGGAGGTAGAAGGATGGAGAAAAAAGAGTTTGATAAACTGGTGGGAATTGAAACTGACCCAAAGTGCTATGAAAGAATAGAATTTGTCTACATGAACAGTGACAAGTTTCAGACCAAACAGGAGATAGCAGAGTTTTACAAAGAAAAGGATATGAACGGTATTGAAGCAGAATACAGGGAGATTACAGAAGCCATATACCGTGATGAAGCATTTAAAATTTTTGTTTCAGATTTGGCATACTATGCCAGGGATTTAAACAGTCATATAAAGCAGCATTTAGCAGATACCATGCACCAGATATTCAGAGATAAAACGGTTGTGAAAATGCTTTCGGAGTATAGGGAACGGAGAGAAAAAGAATTTGACGAACTGACAAAGAAATTTGAATGGTCCGCCAGGTATGGGGAGAAACAAACGTGGGGCGCTTCCTGCTTAACACATGCAGACAGCTACAAAGAAGTTATTGCAGATATGACATACAATGAATGGTGGCATGAACACGCTGACGATTTTCAATAGATTACAGGCTGGGCCAGCGGCCAGACGGGCAGGAGGTTTTCAGATGAATGGTACATGGAAAGCGGATGAAATATTGCTGACGGATGCGGATATACAGAATATTAACAGCCAGGCCGGAAAACTGAAATGGCATGAGGATAAAAGCCAGAATTTCCGTGGGAACTGGACCCAGATGGTATTCAAGTTTGATAATTCTTCTTATTTGTTTCGGTTTGCTTCATACATGACATATAAAGGGTTTAAATCAAAAGTGCGTGAACTGGCCCGGATTATAGGGGCAAAGGAAGTCACGGTGGCAGAGGATGAAGGGCAGCAGGCTATTGGGTGTTTGAGTTATTGGAGTTGTGAACGGGATGTACTGGTGGTGCTATTCAGAACGGAAATAGAAGTGCCAGACGGGCAGCGCAGGCAATTTAATGTCTATG